ATAACCATCCCATTTGATAGTAACTGTTTTAGGATTTTCTACTGTTTGTACAATGGCATCTAATGCTCGTTTTACACCGGGTACATCATCCAAAAATACTAAATCTTCTGGATGATCTAAATGTCCTTTAGCCTCTGATACGACTTCAGGTGTATTAATAGTCTCTAATGTGTTGATTAAGTTTCTAATATCCATTATCTCACCGACTTAGATATTTTACTAACTACTTGTGAATATGCATTTTGATCAACTTTTTTCAACTGATTTAGATTGTTTTGAATTCCCGTGACTAGATCATCTACATTCGATGACGAAGTTTGTCCCTGTTGAGGTTGTTCTGGAGCATTATCCATGGCTTTCTTGATCTGATCTGGTGCTCCTGCTGGAGCATCTCCACTTAGCGCCGATGCCGCCCAACCCAGTTCAGCCATTTGTTTTAATGTTTTTTTCGCTTGTCCCGATATCTTTCCTTTACTTGCTTGTATATCCTTTTGTAACTGATCGGCTAACTCATCAAATCGTGCTTGTCCCTTTGGTTTCCAAGTAGTTCCAGCCATGTATTTGTCCATCCACCCACTAATATATTGTGAGACAGACATTCCTGCTTGCTCATATAACTTACTTTCTAATAATGAACCAAATGATTCTGCTTCTACTAATACATAACGACTAGTAAATGTTTCTTTTAATACTCTAATGCCAAGTTCTTCCCATGTAATCCCCGCCGCTTCGAAGATCATGTTTAATAGCATAACAGTCTTGGCTTCAGTCATCACCTCACCAGCTTTTAGTCTATTGATGGCGGCGTTAGCAAAGTTTGGATCTTGTACATTCTTTTTAATGACTTGTTGAACTGTGGCAGAAGAATTTTGCCATTCTGGATTGCCCTTTCTATCCGCCATAAAGTTAACTAATTCTTTAGCTAACTTCATTTTTTCTTCTTTTGATTTTGCCTGATTTAGAGTAGTAGCAACTTTCTTGATATAGTTATTAACATTTTGTGATGTTTTCTTTTGTGCGGCACTTACACCCTTGGCACCTGGTTGTCTAGTAATTGGCTTTCCAGTTTTATCATCTTTGCCATCATTATTAGCATCACTGGCTGGTTGTTGAGATGTCACATCAGTCGTGGGAGAAGCCGTTCCGGTTGATCCCGTAGCATCTGAATCGATATTTAATAATCCGCTACTTAACCCAGTCTTAATAGATGAAACAGCGTCACCAACAAAATCTTTGATGAACATGTCTTGAGCTAATTGAGCCTTTTTAGTATTACCACCAAATAGTGATTTTATTGATGCCGATCCTACATCACCAAAAAAACTAGCTAAATCTAGTTCATCTAACTTCTTCCTAGATGGTTTGTTAACGTCATTTACTTTCATTAATACTCTTCCTCAAACTTTTAGAAAATCTTTCATGATCTTTGCCTCTGATAGAACTGACCAATTTCTTTTCTAATAAATCTGCTTGCTCGGGAGAGTAATGACGATTCATTAATTCGATTAAATTAATCGCACTTGTAATGATGTTTGATGCCCGTGATTCAATGATATGATTCATATCACGCTTTTCACCCATCGCTTCAAGTTCTTCTAATAGACTTTTAGTTTTCTTCTGCATGGCAAAGATTCCTTATGTTGTATTTATCGTTAGTCTATTTCTTTAGTGATTTCAATAAAGCGTTTAATTTCGCTGATTGAGCATCAACTTTGACTGTTTTCGTGGGTTCTTCTAACTGTTCTTGTACTTCCGAATTCACTGCACCTGATACACTACTCGTACTTTTTACTTTACTCATAATATCAGAAGCACTTGGTTGTGAATAACTATTCTCTTCAATATCAGGATCAGTGATTCTCAATGTCTCTACATCAAACTCTAGATCAATTTTCTGACCAACACCACTCGATGATCGTGTCTTCATCAACTGTAACTGATACTGTCCTCGTTCTCTCATACTTCTACTTGTGAAAATACCAAATACATTATCCGCTGTGTTAATCTTCGAAATACCACCTGAGATATGACTATGATCAAATTCAATCTCTTCAACTGCCGAACGATTCAACTGTGATGCCGTCACAAATAATACATTCAACTCTTTCGCCAAGTTTCTCAACTCTTCTGACACATACTTGTCTTTCACAAACAAATCTGATGGACTCACCTTTGCTGATACTGGCATCAATAGATCTAGATAATCTACACACAAAAAGTCAAGTGGCTTTCCTGTCTGAATCTGAAGTTCTTTACAATATGCCCTCAAATCATTTACCGTACTTTGTGCTGGCATATACTTTACTCTCAAACCACCATACGATTTTCTCTTCATCTTCACTTTCATTTCAATATCATCAATCGACTTGAAGATATTACGACTGTTTGTATCAGTCATCATCGAATCAAGTCTCATGGCACATAGTCCTTCACTCAATTCCAAAGTAACATACACTCCATTCAATCCAGCCTCACACCAGTTTACAGACAGATTCTGCATAAACAGTGACTTACCTGAACCTGAACCACCAGCAAAGATTTGAAGTTCGCCACGATTGAATCCACCATACAGCTTCTTATCCATGCTAGGCCAACCAGTACTGTTCTGTCCATTGTTAGACTTCAATAGTTCCAATCGCTCTCTAGGATTATCAAAATAATCTGTACCCATATCTCGTTGTAGTGAGATTTGTACAGCGTCTTTCACAAGTTTCTCGACAGGATCGAACTCACCTTTTTCCAATAAGTCTGCCGCTTTGAGAATAGCTCTTTCAAGTTCTTGACGTTTTGTAAATGCTTCGAACTCTTGTAGGAACCATTCATAATGACCATCATTGAGATCAGGAATAGGTTCTAGATCATGTCCAGTTGTTGCTCTTACTTGATTAGCATCTGGCATGACATTGTATTTGGTTGTGTGTTCAATAATGAACTCAGCCGCTGGTCTGATCGACCGATCAAAATTATCAGAATTCATAATGTTCATTACTCGGGTATATAGTTCCGAGTTTGTCATCATCATTCTGAGAAATAATTCTTGAATATCGGTGTTAAATTCCTTTAACAAGTTTTCTCCTCATCATTTCTACTTTTACTTTATTATTGGATGCCGCTTCCATGATGCTCATTATAGCAGGTAATCTACCATATTTCAATACCGCATCGTTAACATCTTTGATACTATTTTCCCAATTGGGAAGACTCACATGAAATCCCAACTCTAATGCTCTATTACATATTGTCAGTCCCGCTTCATCTCTGTCGGGTACCACAATAACTTTCTTGTTCAATGATCGTAATATGTTTGCCTGAGTTGAACTGATAGTATCATGACCCAAGGCACATCCATTGATAGCCAAGGCATCAAATATGCCCTCAACTACAATACAACATTCCCAATCTTCATTTTGTAAATCATATCCAAACACATATCCTTGTGGTTGTTCTTTGATATACTTGGGAGTTTTGTTATCTAAATAACGACTCGTATATCCTACTATTTTATTCTCAAATGTATAGGGTATGATGATACGATTTCCGTTTCTTCCCGAATCACTTGGAGTGGCCATAAACGCATATTCCTCACGTTTGAATCCCCTATCTTCCAAATAATTGATAAACTGAGTGTGGTTATGATTGTTAGGATCCAATAGTTCAGCATTTGATGGGAGTTCTGTCTCCTTGAACTTTGGTATTTTAGATTTCTTTTTCTTAGTAACATACTCAATTAGATCCTTATGTTTGAGACTTTCAAAATTCCATTTTGTGATAGTAGATTGATCAACACCCTGCCACATCAAAAAATCACGAGTTTTCTTATTGATTGTTCTACCTAATATGAAACTACATTTGTAATGACAGTTGAAACAGTTGTATGTCCAGTTATCACCATCTAACATAATACCACCACGACCACGCTTATCAGGGCGATGACCACGATGATGACAACAAGGGGCATTGAAGGAATACCATCCACTTGATGTCATTTTCTTTTTGCCGGGTATTAGAGTTAGTATGTCGAACATGAGAAGTATTATATCACATACTTATCATGACTGTCAATGACTTTGGGTATTTTATCTCGCCAATACTTTTGTCACATTACCACCATCACTGGTGAATTCTAATCTCACAAATGGATGAAATCCCTTAACTGTATAACCAAATGTATCAGTAACATTGGCATAATCTTCAGTGACAATATCATACCAATCTCTATCAACTTCAGTAGAACCTTGAACTTTTACTTGACCATTATATTCTTCATACTGTGCCGAAATAGTCAATACTGAACCAGTATTGTTCAATACACTCGTGTAATACACATTAGCATTCGGAATAGGTAATACAATCTCTGGATCAATATTTGGGAAAGGTTGACCCGTGGCAATTGTTACAGGAACTGATTCTTCAAAACTTGGTAGAATAGAATCTACAATTGATAGTTCACCACGACCTCCAGCATTGTAATCAACAAATACAGGAAGACTGAGATTTCCTCTTGGAATCTCTAAACTGTAGAAACATAACTGTGCTGGAATGTTCTCAATATCTTGTGATCTTATTGTCAATGTCGCTAATCCAGTTTTTGGAAAATAATCATCTAATGAGATAGACAATAATAACTCATTGCCTTCTGAACTGATAATACGTAATGTAATATCTAGATCAGTGATATCTACCGGTTTTTGTTCTTGGTTTAGAAACTGAAATTGTATTTGATTATCTACTCCCTTGTGAAGAGTTAATCTCTTTGCATACTGTGGCATATATCTCCTCGGCGATGGTCCACACAAAAGAACAACAGTTTGTCTCTGGGTAAATAGATTAACAGATGTAGTATATGACACAAACTTGCTCCTTTGTATTGTATTTAGTAATAACTAAAATATTTAAGATTAAACAAAACACTAAATAACTATCATATGACGAACGACTTTTTTCAAAAACTCAAAGAGTTACAACCATTCATCACAGTGTGTATATATGCCCAACAAGACTATGTAGGCATCATACAGAATCGTGATGATACGGTGACGACAATGTATGATTACGGTGCCATCGCCGAACACCACCTACGAGAAAAGTTTTTAGAATTAGGCGATACATGGTGGTGGGAATCAAATCGTTCAATACCTATCAACATATTCCTCAAAGAAGAATGGGCACCTTTCAAACCTTTCCTCAGAACTTTCAGCAACAAAAATCTAGAAATCGTACATGGACCTGTAGTCACTATGAATGAGTTTCTAAAGAAACGATCAAAAAGACGGGCTATTACTCTTGTAAGGAAAATGCCCTAACACCTTCCGAAATCAGATTCATGTGAATCACAACTAAATGAGCATAAGCTATAGCGTGAGACTTCTTGAACGTGTATTCTTCAACACCTTTTTCCCATACTGACTCATTTACTTCTTTCCAACTAAAACCAATCAAATGTTTTTTACCTGGTCTAATCATAGCCAAAAACATTGCCAATCTAGGAATAGAATCAATAGGTTCTGGCATCTTTTGAATATTGTAATACTGACTGTTCAAATGTACTAACTGTTCTACAAAGTCTCTATCTTTTAGTTTAGACCAATCTGGCTCTCTCATCAGTGCAGTTAAATGATCTTCATCACGAACATGATTGTACACATGAACATTTAGAAAATCTAACTTGAAATATCCACGCTCATCTGCTTCACGATAATCAATAGATGCCATTTGTTCAACAGGATCATACGGAATGTCTGATACATACACACCACTGTTATGTCTACGAGGATCTTGTCCAGTATTCAACATTGCCGCTGGCGTGTGGCGAATATGTTTTAGAATAGTATCCCTATCACCAAAGTCAATGTCTACATCAGCACTAATCTTCATTTGATTTCCATACGTTATCTATTTCTTTAATCTCATCTGATATTGATCCAGACAAATAGTTCATCAACAATGCCGGACGAGGATCTGGCAAATAGTTTGACATCCCACTATGTAACAATCTGGCATTATACATTAATACACTACCCTTTGTCAATGTGTTTTGGACATACTTATCCATGAAATACTTATTGTATGTACCACTGTAACAC